TGAGCTGTTTGGCGGCTACAGTTGATGTAATACCACCGGCTGATCTCTCAGACTTGATTCTTCTCTTGCGTGTCTCTAGGTTCCTGATCTCCCTTGAGGCGGAATAACCGGCTCTCTTCTTCAGCTTCCTTGTTGACACTGGTGTAGTTTTAATTCCAAAACCAGATAGCCATGCGGCTTCAGGTGTGTATACATCCTTGGTCTTAGAGTATTTCCCTGTCTCCGCCCTCTTGAGCTTTCTTCCAGCCCATGATGGGAATCCGGGGATGGGCCAGTTAGGTGCAAAGTTCTTCATGGCTTGCTCTAGTCGCTCACCTTTGGGAATCTCCTTGCCCATGAATGCTTCTATCCCCATTGCCGGAAATGCTAGTGCGCCGATAGCACCAAACCCCGGCTGTAATGCTTGAGGTACATTAGGTATCTGCCCTATGCCACCTTCACTTCTGCTGTATATATCACCACCGGGAATTATTCTACCTATGTCCATATACCAATCATCCCTGCTTTTTGGTGAAATCATCTCAGGCATCTTGATCATCGGTGATGGCATACCCGGCACACCAAACAGGCCACGGTTCTTCTCTTCAGACATTAAGCGTCTTTGATGCGCTATCTGCTCAGGAGATTTGTCAGACATATCTTCGCCAAGAGCATTAGCCCCATGCCATATCATCCCCCACTTAGCCAGCTTGGCTGGCCTCTTAGCGGCTGTTTCAGCAAGTCGAGGAACAATCCCATACATATAGGATATGAATGGTAGCGGTCCTTCTCTCAAAGCCTCAAGAACTGGTGAGGTTCTCTCGTAGTCTACAAACCATTCCCTAGCTTTCTTTGCGGCTTGCCTCGATGCTACCTCTGAGTTCACTCCCTTCCGCATAAGGTCAGCCTTCTCGCTACGGAACAAGGCCATACGGAATATCTGATCCTCTGCCGTGTATAGTTTAGCCGCCTTATCCCAACTGTATCTTTTCGCAAGTTTAAAAGATTTCTCAGCTATCCGTCCTGCCGCACCAAGGAAACTGGTTGCGTCATCAGTGAGACCCGCACCCTCTCTGGAGTATAGGTCTACAAGTTTGCCGGCATCACCAAGTTCATCAGCAAAGAAACCACCAAACACACCAAGCCTCTCCGCCTCCTTGAACTCGTCAGTTTTTCTGAGCATATCTCTAGCAGCTCTGGCTACGTCAGCTATACTGCCATCGGCAAAGTCATACATATGTACGTTAGACAAGATGTTGTTCATGTGGACAGCAGGGTTCATAATAGTTTTTGTTCCCTTCCACATGGAGTTTAACTTTCTATACTTACTACCAAGCCAACTCTTCTTGTACTTACCTAACGTGTTCAGTTTCCGTATACCCATCAGATCACGATAAACTTCTTCGGGTACAAACTTACCTTTTAATCCGGGGCCGAATTCATTGCCGGTTATTTCTCTGGTGAATTTACCAAGTTGTTCAGTGGATGCTATTTTAGGATCACCAGCTAGATCATTGAAGAACCTGAATGCGGCAACATCGTTGGCTAAAAGTTTCCCGGTTCTATCTAATGAGTAGGCGGCATCGGTGATCTCACCCATTCTCGCTCTCTCTTCAGGTGTCCAATCACGGCGTACCGTAACCCACTTACCGTCTTCAGACTCAGCCACCTTCTGCCAAGGTCCATTTTTATCTGGATACTTAGACATAACGTAGTCTTCTTTTCTTATCCTTCCGGGTAAACCACGCAACTTTAACTCATCACCAATGGTTTGTATCTTGTCGCTGGTGTCAAAGAACTTGTCTTTCTCATGCCGGGTGTATGTTCTGTGTAGATAGGTGTCCACGTTAGTGGCAAATGTGTTCTTATCTATAAGACCCATATCACGCAACTCTTCACCATACTTCTTAACCACCTCTCTAACCTCACCCTTCAAACCTACAAGAGCGTCATCAACAGTGGCGGATTTATCCGTCAGCATATGGTACAAACCCTTCCTTGCGTCAACAGGTAGTTCAGCCACCCGTCTTACAAGCTCATCAAACTCACCGCCGATAGCCTTCCTGTCGCCATAGAACTTACTGCGTCTAGCTATGAAGTCATCAGAGAGGTTCCAATCTGGTACTATTGCGCGACCCAATCTGTTCTTCATGTCGGGAGACATCATCTTTGAGCCTGAGTAACCAGCGGCTCCGCCAACGGTAGCACCTATAAGTGCATTAACTATCTTGTCTTCTATCGGGGCTTTGGAGTCATAGTTGTAACCAGCCGCGCCACCAAGCGTTGCACCTGAGGCATCCAGCCTTGTCGTGAGACCCTTCCATATAGCCTCGCCTACGGGTTCATACATTTTTCCAGCGCCCTTAGCCACGCCAGCCGCCAGTGGGCCAAGAGCGGCACCACCTACAGTACCTAGAGCAGCTTGCTGTCCTCTGGAGAATCCTAATTCCTCATCAACGTATCCAAGACCACCGGCGATTCCGCCTGATACTGCTCCGGGGATAACCAGATTCTTAACTCTCTTAGCCAGATCACCACCATGCTTCAGATACTTTAGTCTGGATACAGGCAGGAACCAACCAACGGGGTCAGCAATAAGACCACCGAAATAAGCGGCTGTTACCATACCACCGTGTTCCTCTTCCAGATCACGCAACTCCTGTTGATCTGCCGCTAGCTCTTCTTCATTAAATCCGGCTATCTGTTGGACACCGCGAACAGTATCTTGGAAGCCAAGTCCGGCGGCATACCACATGGCATCAGACTTAGACCTTTTCTTTTTTTTCTTTTCCTCGTCTAAGTATGTAAAGCTGGAGGTTTTGGGAGCCTCGTCAAGATATGTAAATGAACCCATTTACACTCTAGCCTCTCTACCACCTATAATAATAAGATCACCTTTTTTTATTTTGCCAGCCGCCAAAGCACCTTCCGCTTCTGCCTCATTTGCGAATGTGCCTTTCACGGTTTCTTCTCCGCTAGTATCTACGGTAACATCACCAGTAGCTGTAGTCGCTCCAGTAGCTTCTGCTATCTCCGCTTTACTTGGCTTCTGACCAGTAATAGCTGACCAGCCGGGGACCACTACCTTAACAAGACCTTCTGGGCCTTCCTGCATTAAAGTAACTTCCGGAAGCGATAAGAATTTTTGAAGCATAGTAAAGCTATTTTCACCTTCAGGTATGGTATATATACCATCCTCAATCTGTTTGTTGAACAATGTTATACCAGTACCTACAGCAACCTGTCTACCATCCCTCCTCGCGTTGATGATATTTGCGTATTCATCTGCATAAGGTGATCCTTCATCCTCAAGTTTCCGAAGATGATTCAGAGCTTCTATCGATGCTATCTCCCCCTCTACTGGACTCCTGCTTCCAGCCTTGCCAGCAATCCAATCATCTGTATCAGGTTCTACTTCAAACCTTTGATGCTCCCACTTGGTTGGGTCTTTCGGGTCTACACGATGGTACTGAGCTTTCTTCTTAACGTCTGGAACTGAACCAAATATATCTTTGATCACCGCCGGCCTAGCGCCTGTCTTGGCTGCTCTCTCCGCCGCTTCCCTCTTGGTCTTCGGCATATAGAAATTACCATTAGCATCCGTAAAGACATCCTTCCAGATGTTACTTATTCTGTCTTCTTCGTTGAACTTTTCCATTGCGTCAAGTCGGCCTGTAGCCATTTCTAAGTATCGCTTGGACATGGATTGACCACCGGTGAGGTTAGCTACAACGTCCATCAGCAGCGCCTTGCGCCAAATATCTTTTAGGTTATCAAGATAGAACTTTCTCCTAGCTTTAGGATCATAAGCATACTTTCCCCATATCTTCTCAAGATTGGGATTATTATTCATTTCTACCTGATCATTAGCCTTGCTGTCTTTGCCTGTCGGAAACCCAGAGGCACTTTCAGTAACCTCTCTAGGGAGTTGTTGTCCACGCTTCCTTACATCTATTCTACCGACATCACCTTCTCCACCTATTTCTCTAGGGAGCTGCTGATCAACTCTTGTGCCTATCCCACTCACACTAGGAACGTCCCCACCAACAAATCTTTCATTATCGGGGATCATGGCTGTCTCACGCCTGAACCTCTCTTCTATCATGGCGTCTGTTGGGCCTGTAGCTATGCTATCAGGATCGGGTTGTCTTACGGGTGGGGTTATACCTCTTTGATTGGGGTAAATAGATGGTGGTGGAGTAAGCTGTCTCCTTCTAAAATCTCCGTAACGGCCTAATGACTCCTCTACCTGAGCCTGAGTGGGAGCCGCCCCACCTGTCTGCTGACGGTTTCTCAATTGAGCCATCTGAGCATTCCAATCCTGCATACCCCTCTCATCAAACTCAGCGGTCCTGCCGGGGAAATCACCTTGCCCAACGTCAACCTGTGGTGGTTGGACAGGGCCGGGGGGGAGTCTTGTTCTAGCCCTTTGCGGAGATGGTGTCTCAATCGGGGGCGGTGTAAATTGTGATCTACGAATATCACCGTATCCCCCTAATGCGGCTTGTACCTCCTGCTGGCTTGGCGCGGCAGTACCTTGCTGTTGCCTAGCTTGAGCTTGCGCCATGTGGGCATACCAATCCTGCATACCTCTCTCATCACGTTCCGCTCCTCTACCAGCCCAATCTTCCACAGGGTCACCAAGCAGACCACCCTTTATGGTGGTTGTCTTAGTGTTAGGCGTGTCGTCCTCATACTCTTTTATAACTGTGGTTACATCTTGCGGTGGAACACGGTCTGCTCCCGCCAATGCTCCCAGCCTGTCTTCTTGTCCACCCATGCCGGCTAGAACTTGGCTAGTAGTTTCCGGGCCAACAATAGGAACCTCTCTATGCTGAGTAATAAATGATCCGGGCCTTGGTCCGGGGACGCTAAAAGCCTGCCACCTGAAACCGGGTCTTGGCTCCCTCCTCCAATTTGGTCTATTTATTCCAACCATAAGTTATTTCCTTTGTCGCTTTCTTTGAGGGGGGGCCACGTTAAATTGCCCAACGGAGAATGGATTTGTCCTTCCCGTCCTCACGGCTCTTGTGGGATTGAAGTCCTTTTGTTGGCCTTGAGATGACATTAAAGTCATCATCATAGCTTCTTTGTCTGTACCCTCAAACATATCCTCAGCGGCACCCCTTAGCTCTCCAACCTTTTTGGAAACTCCGGGGAATTGTGTTTTAAACGCAGAGGTAATATCACCCATCAAACCTGTTGGTTGTTTAGCACCACCCCCAGAATATCCTATAGGATCACTAGGATTAAACACCCGACCACCGGGTTTCTTCATAAGCATTCCGGATGCCATTACATGAATCCCATCAGGGCTGCTGAGGCTAGACTACCTAATGCACCCCCTAATCCACCACCCGGTGTGGGTGACGTTGTAGTCCCACCGTAGTTACCCTGAATCATATTCATGTAGTTAGCCAAGGCTTGCTGTGGAGCATTAGCGCTGTACTGGTACCGGTGCATATCAGCATCTATACCACGCTGTTGTGCTTCACGCATCTCACCACCAACCTGTCCTAACGCTCCGTACATAGAGACCGGCGCTGACATTATGGATGGGTACATACTACCCCATTTGGTTGTTCTATCCTGTGCGCCTTGGTAAGCGTCCCCATACATTTCAGCCGCCTTATTGGTTAGGCCGGATTGTACCGCCGCAGCGATAGCTCTGTTCTGCTCAAGGTCGCCACGGCTACCCCCGCCGGGTTGATATCTTACTAAGCTCTCTCTAATGCCGGGAAGTATCTTGCTCTGTAACTGACCCTGAACCTGTCTGCCCATAGCATCAATCATCGGGTTGAAGGCTTGAGTATTAACGCCACCAGACAGGCCACCTATCATAGCTCCCTCAGCCGCTGCCTGTTGCGCCCCTACCCTTGGGCCACCTATATACCTTTGGGTTCCCATCCAGCCTTGTAGCTCACCCACTCCGGGTGCCGCTGTAGTCTGACCGGGATAATAGCCGGGTACATTTCTTCCCCCGCCATATAGCCTAGCGGCCTCACCAAAGCCTGCTTGTAGGTAAGGTTTTTGTTCCTTCCAAGGTTCTGTTGTTGTTGTGCTTGATCCACCTGACATAATTATCTCCTATCTCATACCCGGATGTCCACGACCACCCTGTTGGCCCATGCCGGACTCACTATACCCTTGGTCATCACCCTCTATATCGGCAGCAAGAAGACCCTGCCCAGCCCTTATCGCGGCCTGTTCCATTGCGGCGGCACGTTGCGCTTCACTCATACTTCTAATTGACCTTTGCTGTGATTCATCTAAACTATCTAAGTACCTTTGTTTAGCGGCGGCTGTAGATGCTTTCATCTGGGCTTGCTTCATTCCACTAAAGTCGTCAAATACAGGCGTTGCAGGAGCGGTTGGCGTCATGCTTGGTGGTGACCAAGCGGGGCGTATTGGTACAGGTGCGGTTGGCGCAGACCAAGCTGACCAAGACTCTTGTGGTCCGGGTAGGTTCACTTGAGGTTGATTGTTAATATTAGCGAAAGAATCTATCTGTGGCCCAAAGTCCACCATATCCATATAAGCCTGCTTATCAGCTAAGGGACCACCGGAGAAACTATAACCAGATGTATCTGAATATGCCAGAGGACCAGAGTGTACCCGACCACCTGTTGTGGGAGAATAGCCTGTATTAGCGTCTTGCATAAACCCTATGTCGGTGTCTTCGTAATCCTCGTAGGAACTACCCGTGTCCTGACCTTGGCCCGGATTGTATCCAGCAAAATCTATTCCCATTTTATACCCTAATGGAGCAAACATTGTATCCTGCCACGGGGTTCCAGTAGCTCCCGCATTGCCTACTCCACCACCTTCCCAATTAGCTTCAGCCGCACCACCACCTTCAGCACCAACCCAGTTGTCATCGAGGTCATACATTTGTGGATGGTGTGTTCTACCAGCAGCTAAATCGTTAGCCTTGTCTGAGCCGGGTCGTGGACCCAGAGGGCCACCTCCGCCACCGCCGGGGAACCAACTACCGCCGGGGAATGGTCCACCGCCGGGGTATCCACCACCGCCGATGAATCCGCCGCCGGGATAACCGCCGCCCATCATTCCACCACCCATCATTCCGCCGCCACCACCAAATGAGCCACCCCATCCGCTACCGCCACCAGTGCCGTAGCCCCAAGGGTTCTGATATAAAGCACCACCACCACCGGCTAACCGTGAGTTAGCTGGCATGAATTGAGACCAATTCTGTAGTGGTCTGTTGAACATTTGGTTGTAATAGTCTGGACCCTGAAACGTGGGCATCGCGTTATTTAATGTTCCTGCTCCGTACCCACCACCAGCAGGTAGTCTGGGGGCTGTTGGGGTTGCTGGGAATCTTGACGCGACAGGTGATCGAGGGTCTATAAATGGCGCATTAGAATATATTGATGTGCCGGGTGCAGCCGCCGCAGGGTTTTCTTGAAGAGCCGCGTTTAAAAATCCAGCCTCTCTAGCTCGTCTATTCGCATCAATCTCCTGATCTACGGCACTCGTAAACCCAGCCTCAATAGACCGTCTATTCGCGTCCCTTTCCCTAGCCGCAGCATCTGAAAATCCAGCCTCTTGCGCTCTCAGGTTTGCTTCAATCTCTTTTCTAACGGCTAATGCTTCTATTTGTGCTTGAGTTGCCATATCATTGCATCCTATGTTTTAAGTCTTTGGTGTAAACAATATAAGTATCCTTCCAATCTGGGAGTAGTTTCTTCCAGCCCTTTCTGCCCCACATCTCCAAGGCAGTGCATCCAACCTTAACCGCAAACCCTTCTATCATACCTTGAAAATCTCTAATCGACTCAAAGTCTTCACCGGCTAGAGATATGATTCTCAATATCTTCTTTTGGGGGTATGTTATAAGTTGTGTAACCATCACCGCGTGTACATCACTTTGTTCTGTAGCAATCCATAACTGCATATCACCGTGGGTTAATGGCTCAAGGAAATCATCTGTCTCCAACTCACCCTCAGTATGCTCCTTTACCTTTTCAAGTAGAGGTGCTACCTCTTCCCATATATATGCGATGTCTTCAGGTTGAACAATGTGGGCCTTCACAGTTTATTCCAGCTACTTCCATACCAGTATATCCCCTCACCTGACCCCGGATTCCAATCCGATCCATCTGCGAATCTGATATCTCCGGTTCTGGGTCTTGCCGGTGCTTCATGTGTTCTTTCCAGCCTGAATGTCGCTTGGTTTAACAGGATATCGCCCAGCCTTTTTAATTCAGTAACAAGGTATAACCCCAGACTTTCTGTGTCTGCCGGTAATGGGCCGGGTTCGTAATGGGTTACAGACCTTTCTACTCTATCTACATGAGTAGCCATTAGTTCATCTTGGAGCCTCTATTCCCTGCGTTCATAACGTCAAGAGAATATCCGTCCAATCTCCATGTTTGATCTCCGGTGGATTCAAATTTCACACCAATATATTTTCCTGTAACTCTGACTGGAACCTTTGATTGTGAGTCAGGATTAAAGGTATATGGGCCTTCCCATGTAATACTTTCCTCTGTTGACATCTGTGCGCCTACATAGACGTTCACAGTGTTGGCATCATTAGATGACATCTTGGGCCAGACAGATAGAACCTTCTTTACCATTGTCGCGTTAGGCTGACCTGACTCATCTACAGTTATCCCGGTTCTTTCAATATAGGATGTCATGTTAGTTCCATCCTTCGTGTTTCCGGTTTCATGCCGATACATTTTAGTGTCAGTTGCAGATGCCATCACCAGAGATTTACCAGCCGTGTTAAAAAAGGATGATGAAGCCGCTGTATTCCAATTCAATGTATTACTTGCCCATGTGGTTGTATCAGCAGACCATGACGCAGAGGATAATGGATCACCTTCGATACCATATCCAATCATTGATGTTTCTGGAAGATCACGCTCTGTAAATGTTTGATTTGCCCAGTTCCAGACCAAGGCTTTATCACACTGTGCATTTGTTAAATTGCCAGATGATACATAGCAAGCATACATTTCTGTATTCCCATAGTCTGCAACCACGAATGCCTTTTCATGTTCATCACCATTCATGTTGCCGAATAAATAATCCCTCATCTTATGGGGAAGGATAGACTCAACCTTCATTCCGTCATTAATGTAGATGTCGCCATTACCAAAAATGAAATGCTTATCCCCAAACTCAGCCACACAGTTGGTAGACAGTGCGCCAATCGTCGGGGATAGTTGACGAAAAGCAAAGATAAAGGGAGTGCCAACATAGGACATCTGGTAAATGGAATCCTCTTTATAGATCATAAACTTGTCTGTCAGAGGAAGACCATCTAGTATAGCCCCTTTTGAATCAGCAAGTTCATACTCACCAGCATCAACTGTTGCAGAAGTTTCATCCCAAGAGGATGGAACAGTTTGTATAGCTGCCTCTGTTGACCACTTCACTAAATTGGAATACTTAGTACCGGATTTTGATACGTTAAGGGAAATCAGAAAGGAGCGAAATGCTTTTATAGATTTACATTCAGTGGAGGCAGGCCAGTTAGTCAAATCTGCCATCCTAGTACCTACAGCAGGTACACCAGAACTTAATGCCCAGAATTGTGGGTCATCAACACCGTTGGTCATAATGAGAACACCGGCTAAAACAGTGGATACCCAACCACCTCTGGCTGTGGCACTATAATCACCGGATGATCTGGTTATATCAGTCCATGATGAACCGTTATGAACATAAATCTTAGTCAGTCCACCGATTATCCAGTAAGACGCAGACCCCGCTACTAGATTAGTTATGTAGTAAGGTGCAACAGGACAGGAGGCCATAACCTCTTTATAGCCGGGGGTCTTCTGTATAGCCCCATGCTCTGCTCTTATGTTGTTGCCATCCGTCCAGACGTTATTGGGAAGTTGCCAAGCATTTATATCCTTGATAATCCCAATCTGCCCTACTTGGTCAATAGGGATTAAAGCCATTAGGGTTTAGTCGGCCAGCTTACATCGAATGGATCGGCATTATTTGAAGGAACATCCCTTAATGCCTGACGATAGGTTCTCCAACTTTCTTGATCTGCACCGGGGTAACCGGGAAGATCGCGCCAATCACTACCTGAAAGAAGCGTATCCCGATCATTCCTGACACCTCGCCATTTATCTTCTTCATCCGCTGATATTTCTTCAGCGGTTTTAGCCTGTACTACCCAGCCCTGCGACCATACGCCCCCATCTGCAACCGGCGTACCTTCAACTACTCGCTGTGTACGCGCATCAAACGATGGTTTCGCAACTTCCTCAACCACTACCGCACCATACGCATCCCTGATATGTGGAACTCGCAATGGATCAGTCGGAAAGGATGTATGGGGATATTCCGCTTTCAGTTCTGGAACCCCATAAGGGTACACAGTAACCGAATTATTTTCTACTCTTGCCCATGTCGTCATTTTCTAAAATCCTCTAGTAATTAAATTAAGTTTCCTTGAAGCACCAATCATCGCGTACCAACTTCTTTATCCCTATCCTCTTCATTACAGCATGATGAGCGGTAGCGTACTTGTCTGCCATCGCATCAAGAAAGCAATAAAAATGTTCTATGTTGGGTTCTTTCCCATCCTCCATCATTCCTTCATTTGCGACGATGTAATCGTGCAGATGTTTCCTAGCAGCCTGCGGATGAATGCCGAACTGTTCCAAGTATTCGGCTGAACCCCTACCGATCATTCCATGTGCCATCATTTCCTGAAA